ACTGAGCTGATCGCTCAGGCTGCCGAACATCTCAGACAGCGATTCGTCCACCCGTTTGAGGGTCAGCGTGAACTCAATCCGGCGCGGCATACCGCTTTCAAAAAACTCCGTTTTGGTCTGGCTCAGGCTCTCGATCACAAACATGCCGTAGATAGTCCCGCTGCCCTCAATCAGCGGCCACGCTTTCCCCAGCTCCGCCATCTGCTCCAGCGCCAGCAGAGAGAGCCTGCCGCCGGTGATTTCCGGCAGCAGCACGCCGGACAGCGTCAGGGAGTCATTATCCGGGCCGAGAAACTGCGTGGACGGGCGACGGTTCACCCGACTGTTGGCCGCATGCCGCCAGCTGCGCTGATACTGTAGCTCCTGATAGGGCACGGTTCGCAGCATGAATACGTACAACCCCAGCACCATCATCATTATTCGTAACCCCCTCGATCACTGAAATTACTGCGTGTTTTTGCCCAGGCCCTGCTCTCTCGCTCATCAAGCTGCCGGGCTACCTCCCGGGCGATATCCTGTGCGCTTTGTCCTGGCTGGGCGACAATATGAATTGGGGCGCTTATCTCGTACTTAATGACCTGCGGCTGTCTTTCTGCCTTCGCCGACGGCGCCGGTTGCGTCCTGACAGGTACACTGTACGGATGAAGTGGCGCGGCTTCTGCCGGGGTAGCCGCCAGGCCCATTACGCCAGCGACCATGGAAGCGAACACCTTCTGGCGCATAGCTATCGGGTCAACCCTGTTATCCGTGATTTCCGTAATGGCCGGTACTGGCATGACGGCCGCAGCGATATCAGCCAGTTCCGCAACACGATCCCGACCAGGAAGTTTTACCGGGGCGTTAACAATCTCAGGAGGCAGTATTAACCTGCTTTCAGGCCGTTGCTCCGGGCTGGCTGTTACATTACGAACCGGGCTTACCGTTGCCGCCAGTTTCACCAGCTCAGTAGTACGATTGATTACCGGAAGATTTGCCGGACCGTTCACACTATCAGGTGGCAGAGCTATCGCGCGTTCGGGACGTTGTTTAGCGCTAGCCGGTTCCGTCAGCGTCAGCGAAGGATTGAGCGTTGCCGCCACCCTTGCCAGATCAGCAGTCCGTTTCCTGCCGGTGACATTGGCGGGCCCGTTAACGATCTCTGGGCCATTCTCACCCACGATGCCGAACTGGCCGCGCGGAATGGTACCGCCGCTGTCGTACATGCCAGCAAAACCCATCGGCGGGAATCCGCCAGGCGGCAGCACCACTTTCCCGTCACTGTTCACCGTGGCGGGCTGTTGCTTCACCACCTGGTCCGGCAGCTTCGCTTTCGCAGCCTCCTGGCTGACAATGCCCAGAAGTTTTTCAAGCAGCCAGGACACGCCCGATTTAAGCGAATCCAGCGGGTGCATGACCATGTTCAGCCCTGCCGCCAGCGCTTCGCCAAACTGCCTCCCCATCGAAGCCGCGTTTTGCAGTTCTTCAGAGGTGGATTTAACCGGCGTCAGCAGATCAGTAAACCAGCCCCACAATGCCTGGACCTTGTCACCTATCCACTGGAAAACAGGCTGCAGTGGCTCAAACGCCGCACTGACAGGCGCAGCTGCAGCTTTGAATCCTTCAACCACTCCGCCTAAAAATGCGCTTATCGGCTGCCAGTATTTCCAGACAACCAGCGCCACGCCAGCCAGCGCCGCCACAACGAGCCCTATCGGACTAAGCAGGGCGCCCAGCAATCCAGAAATCCCGTACAGCGCAACGCGAAGGAGGGCCAGCGGGCCGGACGTCAGAAAACGCAGCACGCCACCGGCTGCGGATAATCCCCCGCGCAGCGCGGCCAGCGGATTCATTACCATGCCGATAATGTTGCGAATACCAGACATTCCGCTGCGAAGGACAGCAAGCGGCGCAGCGGACAGCGCTTTCAGCGCATTGCCAGCCAGCCCGGCAGAACGTCGCAGGGAGTTAAGGGGAGACGTCAGCAATCCGGCGCTGCTGCCGGATGCCGCCAGGCCACGGCGCAACAGGGAAAGCGGCGCATTTGCCAGCCAGGACAGCGCACCGCCGGTGCGGGTCACTGCAGACATAACGGAGGGGAGTGTTTTTACACCCAGCACGGACAGGCCAAAACGGATCACCGCCAGTGGCCCCAACACGGCAGCCACGGCCACCGCCAGCGTGCCGAGCACAACGGTGATCGCAGCTGTGGCTGCAGCCACTTTCATCAGTGTGCCCGCCAGCTGCGGGTTAGCCTCAACCCATCGACGCAGTGCCCCGGTAACGTTTTTGACGTACCCCATGATATCCATCAGCGGCTGGCGTAAGGTTTCACCCAGGCTACTGAAAGCGTTCTGCGCGCCGGTTTTCACAAGCAACCACTGTGCGGAAAGTGAATCCTTATTGATATCGGATTCTTTCTGCATGGAGCCGTTAGCCTCAGTGCCTGAGGTGAGTTTCAGCTGTCGCTGCAGCTCCGGCAGGTTGTTTGCAAGCTTCGCCGCATCATCGCCAAACTCCTTGCCAAATATCATCGTCATGGCGGACAGGCGTTTATCCTGCGGCAGCTTGTTGACCTTCTCCAGCACGCGCTGGATGGTCCCCATTGCGTCCTTTGTCATCTGCTTTTCAATCTCTTCTGGATTGAGTTTCAGCAGATCCATACCTTCCATGAACCGCTTGCTCTGCATGGTCGCAATCGACAGTTCGCGCACCATCGCATTTGATGCGCTGGCGGCAATTTCAGGCGCGGCGCCCAGAGACAGGAAGGTGGAACCCAGCGCGGCCGCCTTTCGGAAATCAAGCCGGTCGGCCACGCCTCCCATGCGCTGCAGCACATTGATGATATCGCCGCCCTTAGACATGGCGTTATCGTCCAGGTAGTTCAGGGCATCGCCAAGCTGTTCAATATTGCGGGTCGGCACTTTATACAGCTGCGCGATTTTCCCCAGCCCTTCCGCCAGCTCATCGGCTGGCAGCTCGAATGCCGTTGCGGCCTTTGCTGCAGTGGATGCAAAGGCCAGCAGGTCACGCTTCTGGTCTTCGTAAGAATCGTTCTGGTTTGTCACGCCCATGCGTGCGCCACCTTCAACCAGCGCGGCATAGTCGATGGCGCCATTCTCCATCGGCAGCTGTTCACTGGCGGCCTTGATGGCGTCCTGCATGTCGTAAAACTGTTTTGTTCGGTTGCCGTTGTCGTCCCTCAGCCCGTTAACCTGCTTTGCCACGCCTTTCATCGCATCTTCCATGCTGGCATAGCTTTTAACGGCAGCCATCACCGGCGCCCCCATCGCCAGCCCGGCGGCAGTAGTTGTTGCTCCGGCGCCCGCGATACGATCCCGCACCTCAAGACGCCGCGAATACTGATCGCGGATGGCGTTCATACGGGCCTGCTGCTCGCCCAGGCATTTAAGGGATTTCTGCTGTCGGTCCAGCGCCTGCCGGGTTTCGTCGGCATTCTGCCGCAGTTCACGCTGCGCACTACTCAGCTTTTTGGTGTCCAGTCCGGCCTCATTGAGCGCAAGACGCTGACGCTGCACCGACTGACGCAGACCGTTGTATTTGCTCTGCAGCTCGTTAACGCGGTTTTTTGCCTGCTCAAGCAGACGCGCCTGCGCCGCCGTCGGGCGGTTAGTGGCCGAGAACTGCGTGGCAAGCTTCGCCGCTTCTTCGCGGGCGGCCTTAAGACTGTTGCCGGTGACGGCCAGCTGCGCGCTTGCCTTGCGGAAACCGTCAATACGGCCCGCCTGGGCGTCCAGTTCTTTTAATCTTGCGCGGCTTTGCTGAATGGCGGTAGCCAGCTCTTTAGAGCTGGCCTGCGCTGATCGGAATGGGCGGGTGAGCTTATCAACCGCACTTAGAATTACCTGCAAACGCAGGTTAGTGTCACTCATCGCTGGCCCCGCTTCTCTGAATCGCTTTATGCCGCCACTCCAGCACTTCGGTCAGCGGCATAACGTCAGTGACGGACGGCGGCCAGTGAAAAATGGTGGCGATATCAGCCACCAGGTCTTCTACCGTCAGGCTGTCGGCAAACCGGCAAGCACCGATTTCTTCAACAAAAAAGTGACCACCTCAACCGACAGCGCGGTGAGATCGGCGGGGGCCATTTCAGC